AAAAAGAAAATTGATGCAGGTTCTTTATTTAAATATGAAGTAGAGTTAGTAACTGATTCTCCTACTAAAACAATTCCTGTTGAGGAATTAGCAGTAGGAACTCGTTGGACTAAGTTCTATTCATTATCACCTTCTACATTATCTTATCAAGGTGCAGAACCTTATTTCACTTCTCCATGGAGAATGGAAAACCGTCCTTCTACTTTACGTATGGAGTACAAAGTTCCTGGTAACGTAATCAACAAAGGTAAAAATGAGCCACTAGAATTTGGTTTCCAATACAAAGGACAAACAGAATCTATCTGGATTAATTACCAAGATATGGTTGCTCATCACCAATGTGAAGAGATGTTTGCAAGGATGATGCTTTATGGTAAGAAGAACTGGACAAACGATCACAAGTACTTGAACAAAGACGATAAGACTAAATATGCTATCGAATCAGGTGCAGGTTTCTTTGAGCAAATTGCTCCTTCAAACATTCACTATTACAATAGCTATGATTTAGATTGGCATCTTGAATTACTTCTCGATATGGGAGTTGGGAAGATTGAGAGAGGTCGTAGAACTATTCACTTATTAACAGGTGAGTTTGGAGCTATTGAAATTTCTAAACAAATTCAGGCTAAAAGAGGTAACTTAAATGTAACTGTTATCCAGGATAAGTTTATCGATAGCAATTCTAAACCAGGAAACATCGGTGGAAAGAATACTAAAGCTACAATGGAACCTCAATACAATGTATATGAGTGGTACAATGGAGTTACTATCAAAGTTGAAATCCTTGATTTCTTCGATGATGATGTATATTTCCCACAGCTACATCCTGATGGAAAAGGTATCGTTGAGTCTCATAGAATCTTAGCTCTTGACTACGGTGAAGAAGCTGGAATCTACAGAATCAAGCCTAAAGGTGTTCCAGATTATAACTGGGCATATATTCCAGGTATGAGAGATCCTTTCTCTCCTGCAGGAAAAGGTTCACCAAAATTAGTAGCTTCTCCAATTGATGGGTACGAAGTACACTTGCAAAAGTGGGGTGGCATGATGATCGAAGATCCAACTAAAATAGTTGACTTAAGATTATTAGTTACTAAATAAAAATAAACAGTAAAATCTCCCTGGTGATAAATCAGGGAGAAATTACTATAACATAAACAAAATGACAGCAAAATCAAAAAAAGCAGTTAAGCCTGCTACTAAAAAAAAGCCAGTAACTAGGAAAAAAACTCCTGAAGTTATATTTGAAGAACCTACAAAAGAGTGGAGTTCTTATTTAAGAGATGAAATAGTAAATGTGAAAGCCGTGGAATCATCAGGAAAATGGAACACATTACTAGTAAAGGGACAAGACAAAAAGAAAGATCCTTTTATGTATAACAAAGTTAAAAGGAGTTACCAAGTTCCTCTTAATAGTTATAGAAAAGGGGGAGGAATATATAGAATATTAGACGACCAAAAGAGGCGTCAGATAATGAAATACAGTGAGGAATTTCCTAACGGAATGACTCAACAAGAGTTCTTTGAAAAAGAGTTAGGTGTAGACTTAAACCCTACATTACCACCAGATGATAATTTCTGGAGGACAGATAGAAGGGGACGTGTAACACTAACCAAGAAAGGATTACTATTAGACCTTAACCATTCTGTGGATATGTTAAAATACTTAATTCTATTATCTAATAAGATGCTTATATCTCCATCATATGATGAAAGAGTGCTAAAAGCTACTTATGAATTTATGATGGTAGATGAAGGAAAAGTAACTTCCAAGAAAGTAGAACAAGCAGAACTTAAAGCTAAAGCTTATACAAGATTTGCTGAAATTACAAAGTCTAAAGAAAAAATGATTGGATTTATAAAATCACTCGGAAGAACGATTCCTATTAATCACACAGAGGATTGGATGAAAGCAGAAATACTATCGTCGCTTGAAAAAAGCCCTTTAGATTTCTTAAACATTGTAGAACATCCTCAATACGAACATAAGATATTTGTTCAGGAATCAGTAGAAGCAGGAGCAATAAGGAGAATGAGTGATAGAAGGTATACCTTGGATAATGGAATAGAATTAGGAGATCTTACAGATACGATTTCTTATTTAGCTAATCCTGAGAACCAAGATGTTAAAATGAGAATTAAGGCTCAGATTGAGCTGGCCAAAAGATAAGATATGACTGCTAATGAGATGGCGAGTGAATTAGAATTAAGACTAGACAGAAGTGATAGTTTTGGTTCTCCTGGATATGAGGACTTTGATGTCTCCTCTGTCCTCACAGAAGCCCAATGGTTATACATTAAGAAGTTCTATGATGAACAGAATAATCGTAAACGACAGGGTTTTGAAGAGACAGAAGTAAGAAACCAGGGACTCAGCGCATTAATAAAGCAAGGAGCAAATTTAAATGTTTCTGTATCTCAAGCAGGTGTTTTAGAAAATGGAAAGTTCTTTGATTTACCAGATGACTTCATGTATACAATATATGAAGAGGCTTTAATAGATAAAGCAGACTGTATAGATCCTGATAATAGTACCTGGGTTTTTGGCGACAATGTGTTTGCAGGTACTTATGCAGGAATAGTTGGATTACCTACCAATTATCCTGTTAATGTAGCGTTTACTACTAACACAGCGATTAACAGTACTTTCTCTGGAAAGGAATTACCAGAATCTTATACAGTAGGGTCTACAATATCTATAACACAAGATTCTGGATTTTCTCATACAGCTTATGAAGGAATCCATACTATTGTTGAAATAATAGATAAATATACTTTTGTAATAGATGTTGCCTTTGCAGGGTCTACTCCAGTAAATCCAGGAACAGTAATTCTACCTATTAAAGCATGGATAGATGTACTTGCCCACGAGGAAATCTGGCAATACAGATATAATAAGTATAAAAAACCTTATTATAGGAGCTACGGATGGTCTAGAATATGGAGGTTAGTTTACCAAAGAGAAACCTCTGGTGAGATACCTGCTAGTCCTGCTACACCTAAAAGACATCAGTTGGTAACAGACGGAACTTTTAATATAACGAGTTATACAATGAATTATTTAATAAATCCGCCTGATATTATAGTAGACAGAGCAACGCCTGGTAACCAAAGAAATTGTATATTAGACGAATCTACTAATGATGTAATAATAGACATTGCAAAAGATCTAATGCTACAAAGGGTAAGAGAACAAAAAATACAAAATATAGAACCTGTTAAGGAACTAGAATAAAAGAACAAAAAACAAATAATAATAATAACTAAAACACAGAACAATGCAATTAACACAACAAGATAACGTTACGTACGTTACAATCGCGGACACAACTGTTGCTATTCCTGCTTCAACTGCAGGTGTAACAGATGCACCAGTAACTCCTACTACTTTAGCAGCGGGCGGCGCGGCTATCGTTGATGAAGGAGGAATTGGATATTCTACACTTGCAGCTTTTGCTGCTTTGTCTGATGCTACTAAAGTAAGAACAGTACAAAACATTGGAGGAGAATTATTCTATAGTGCTGCTTTTACTAAAGGAGCTATCGTAAAAAGTACTCCAATTGGTGGAGCTGACACTTTCGCTACAGTATCACAGTATTCTGCAGCAGTACAACAAATCACTCGTATTGGGTATAATGGAACCACAGGATCATTACCTATAGCTAATGATACTAGCTATTGGATTAAAATTCGTAAGAATGATAATGATGCAGCTAATAGAAGCCAACCTGCAAGCCTATTTTCTCAGTTTAAAACTGATGCAACAGGAAACCAAGCAGAATTAGCTTTTGGACTAGTTGAGGTAGGTATTAAGAATATGAGTACTCAGGCTCAAGGAACTAACGGCTATTTAAGATTTGAAGCTATTTGTGATGAAGCAGGTAGTGCTATTACAAGTGGAGGCGCAACTCCTGAAACTAACTGGGTATTTACCTATGGAAGTGCAGTAGTAGAATCTAGTGCTGTAGGTATAGCTACTCTTACTAACTTAAATGTAGGAGATGTTATTAAAATAGCTGCTGCTACTACAAGCCCTGTTTATAAGGTAGAAGCTATTGAGCTTGGAACTGCTACTACTACAACTAAAGTAACTCTTACATATGCTTATCAAGGAGCAGATGCTACAGTTGCTATAGGTACAAGTCGTAGAATTTTAGAAGCTGCTCATATTATAGCAGAATACGGTGTACAACTTAGAGGTGTAGCTGATGACTTTAATGTAAATAGTTTTAGAAACTATTATTCTAATAGATTTACTGGAACTTTCTCTGATACTTCTGTACTTACTACACTTTCTGCAGCATCAAGAAATGGAAGTGGTGTATGGCAAGAAGTTGCAATGGCTGAATACATGTCTATGGGTAACCAAGGCGAAAACAGCATGTTAGCTGTTCCACCTACAATGAGAACTGCTTCTGTAGTAACAGATGGTGAATATGATGGAATAATGATTACAGTTGAAGAGGATATCCACGGATTGACTAGTCAAAATAAAGCTGATTCTAACATATTAATTTATGCAGAAGATGGTTCAGGAAGTCCTACAGGAAATGGCATAGCGCTTGCTCTAGGAGTTCAGACACTGTTAACATAAGAATTTTCTCTCTCCCATAACCTCAGTAGTCTGTCGCATTTATGATTTTGCTGTCAGTGACAGACTACTTTTTGTTAACTTTTTATTATTTTTGTTCAGACTAGACCGAAACAATACAACTATGAATAAACACCATTCGATATATAAAATTTATTATATTGGATGGTGTTTATTTTTTTATATAAGATATTATGGCATTATTACCTAAAATAAGTTTAACCTTAGAAAACAAATGTGATAAAGTAGATATATGTGAAAAAACAGGAATATACTCCGTAGGAAACACAGGAGGATGGGGAGCACCTAATATAGAAACAGGTGTTGTTACAGCCGCAACAGTTACTGTTTTAGATACCACAGGAACATCTACTTTACAAACATTTAACATACTACCTACATACACTACAGGAATACAACCACCTTATCTAGCATTCGACGGAGCATCTTGGCCACAAGGAGACGGTGCTTATAAAGTAGTATATAGTGTTGTGGGACCAGGACCTGTTACCTATACAAATAATGAACAATATGTTTTATTTTGTTGTAACTTACAAAATTGTATAGATAAATTAATAGGAAAGCTCGTAGAAGAATGCGATGCTATAAAATTAGAAAAATATAAAACAATTTTAGATCAACTAGAAGTATTAAAATATGGAGTCAAAACAGCTTTCGCTTGTGGAAATTTTGCAAGAGTTACGGCTTTATTAACAAATGCTGCTACAATATGTACAACTTTTTCAGGATGTGACTGTATATGCAGTTGTGACTGTTAACTAAAAAATAAAAAAAATGAGCTGTTCTTGTAACGATTGCAACGATATAACAATACTTCCAGGTACTCCTGGAACTGATGGTGCTGATGGCGCTAATGGAAGTGATGGAAAATATGGAGGACATTCTTCGATATGGAAATTTCAAGCTGATTACACAGGAAGCGCTGCTCCTACAAACTATTTAAAAGTAAACAGTGCTACTTATAGTGTGGTAACTAGTATACGAGTTAATGAAAGTAATGCTGATAGTACAGACATGTCAGGCTTTTTAACCTCTTTTGATGCTACAGGTAACTAT